ATGTGGTGGAAAGAGGTGAGGTCACAGCGAAAGAATTGATTCGTGATCTTTTAGAGGTAATCTGGAGAGCTGGTTACATGATTATGTACCTTCCAGATAGGGATATATTACATGGTATAGGAGAGCCACAATTCACAGACCCAACGGAGGTTTCTGTTATACCTACCGAGTCTAACGGCGAATATTCAGAGCTGTATGCCCAAAGAGAATACGCAGATTTGTTGATTCCGATCTGTGATGCGGATGGTAAGCTCGACCAAAACGCTGATATACTAGGGGCCGCATTTATAATTTTCAGGATTCCGTGGTCGCCAAGTGTATCGATTTGGGGAGATCCTGCGTCTTTCGATTTTGGTGATTCGCTATCAAAACTAAAAAAGATTAAAAAGTTAACGGTGGCTCAAGTACGACAAAACACTGATATTAGTGATTTTAAATATAATTATAATAATGTTTTAATTGAATCTAGAAACGGGGAAGAGTCTCAAGAACCATTTAAATTTTTTAATAAAATTTATATTGATAAAGCTATAAACAAGGCGATTTATGGGCCTTATAGATCGGTTGGTCAAGTTCAAAGGATAGATCCTGAATTTCAGAACAAAGCCAGTTTAAAGATAATAGGGCCAGTGACATTAGGTTTTGATAATGATGGGGAGGGTACTTTAGGAGATGTCCGTGCTCGAAGAGGAAGACCATTTCGAGGTAATGACGGGCTTCCTATCGGGGAAGGCAGTAATGATAATCAGCGTATAACTAGTAAAGATTACACTTCATGGAGCGAGGATGGAAATACATACGGTCTAGATGAGGCAGAGTCGCCATCAGTTTATTACGTCAATAACCCAAATGTCTCTGAAGTTTTTGTTACATTAAGAGTGGATTCTCTTTCTGATACAGCGGAAACACTCTTAGCTGGAAGCAATGATAACGATGATTCGTTTAAGGCTGGAGACAAATTGCCAGCTGTTTTGAACATTCAGATTGAAGTGGGTAAAGTTACCTCCGAAGGATTACAGCAACCAACATTAACAAAAAATTATAGGATTGCAGCTCTTATAGAAGGAACAACCCTTATTGATATAGGTAACCCAGATAACACAAACAGACCCAATGAAACTAAATCTATTGCTGAACTTAATGACGTAAAAAATTTTTTAGGATATCAGGAATTCAAGGGAGGCGCTGACTTAGCTACGCCATTCCCACTGCCAAGAGTCAATGACTACTCAGCAAACAATTCTTACTCCTCCCCAGAAAAAAGGTATGTTAAAGTAAGAAAGTTATCAACGGAGACGTTTTCAGTCTTAATATCTAAGAATGTATCGGTTCAAAAAGTAACGGAGATTATTCCTGTTAATTTAACTTATCCATTTTCCGCTATCGTAGGGACAAAGATTGATTCCAAAAGCTTTGCTCGCTTACCATCAAGATCTTTCGATGCTAGATTAAAATTAATTCAAATTCCATCAAACTATTACCCAACTGAAGAATTCCACAGAAGAAAAGATAAAAGGTATTATGATACTAAGTCTGAATTCGAAAATGCTTCAGCAGAAAAGAAATCTATATATGAAGGAGACTGGAATGGGCGATTTAAAATGGGTTGGACTGACAATCCAGCTTGGATTCTATACGATCTTCTCACAAATACTCGATACGGTTTAGGCAGATATTTAGAGGAGAATGACATTAATAAATGGGAACTTTACAAGATTGGCAGATTCTGTGATGCTGTAGATTCAAATGGCGACTTTGAAGGTGTACCAGATGGCAGGGGCGGTTTAGAACCTAGATACTCTTGCAATATAATGCTCAATAGTAATGAAAAAGTTTTTGATTCTGTACAGCTCATATCAAAATTATTTAGGGGGCAAACTTTCTTTAGAGCTTCAGAAGTCTCATTCGTTGATGAAAGAATAAAATCTCCCATAGCTACATTTAGCAATAACAACGTAAAAGACGGAGCATTTAAATATTCTAACCTAAGAAGGGATCAACAATTCAACACCGCCGAGGTCTCCTATTTAGATAGATTTGAAAACTTCACTCCGAAAGTTGAAGTTGTTGAGAATGAGGAGGATATTAGAAGCAGGGGTGTATTTAAAAAGAGGATCGATGGTTTGGGTGTGACATCTAGAGCTATGGCCAGAAGAATTGGCCAACATTTAATTTACAGGACCATTCAAGAAAATCAAAGGGTAGCATTCATTTCTGGTTTAGAAGCTTTACTGTGTCAGCCCGGGGATCTTATTATTATTGACGACGACTTAAAAAACGAAAAATCTAACTTCGGTAAGGTTCTTAGTGTTGATGTAGACAATCAATATATTCAATTAAGTGGTCCATTTTATTCTGACTCTATGGAGGGGACATTAACCGTATATAATCCCACAGGAGAAAACTCAATCGAAAATCTGAGCGATATCGCTCTAACAAAAAGAAGCAGAACAAATACTTTTACTATTACTGGTTCACCTGCACCTTCGTTTGACATTTATACTGGATTGTATAATTTTTCAAAATATAGAGATGGTTATATAGATTCTAATATAGAAGAATTAAGTACATTTTCTGAGTATGCTTTGTATACAGGCACTGGAGATAACATGTTATACTTCGGGACGGGTTATACAGGTTGGACATTCGCGACGGGCCTTGAAGAATCAAATAGAGGCTTTGTGGCTAAATCAACAGGTATTCAGAGTCTGGCTCAATTAAATACTGGATTTATTTCGTCTTATAATAATGGTGTGCCTGATAAAAGAGGAGGAACAGATCTTGATATTTCAGGTCAAATCAGTGGTGACCTCAATGAACTTGAAATTAGGGGTATCCTAGAGTCAGAAATAGCTCAAAATTCACAACCTCACATTGCAACTTTTAATGTTGTAACAGCTGGTGTTGGTGATGGATTCGGTTTTGCAAGCGGGGTAGATAATCCTGACGTTTTACCATTCATCAAGTTAGGTAGCCCATATAGATTTGATCTAAAAGATGGGGATAACACCTTATATAAGATTGACGCGATTAAAGAAAACAACCCTAATGAATATTTAGTATCTGCGGCTAAGTTTGATACTGGCAAGTTTTCGTTGATTGAAAATGATATATCCTTAGATAGAAAAGAAAATACATACGACTTTAATGTAGCGACTCAGATTGGTGACACAATTTTCAAGAACTTGAGTGCGCCATCAGGTTTATCTCTTATTACTGGTGAAGGTACAGAAACATCCACTTTCTTTATAAGTGGAGATTGGTCTGGGTCAGCAGAAGATGTAAGTTATGAAGTGGTTCTAAGTCGCCCTAATGGTGGGAGATTCTCAGTTAATGTGCCAGACAAATACATTAAGTTTGATAATTTAAGCTCTATAGGAAACTACGCTTTAAGTGTAAAGGCTATTGGGTCTTCTGTAGGGATGACAAAAACCTCAGATTCGGAATTCTCAACCGAAAGAATATTCGTCCTTTACCAAGAGTTAGAAGAATTCGACAGATCTTTTATAACAAATATAACATTTAACTAAATGCCTTTATACGAATTTCAGCCATCTTTTACTGTCGATCAAACGGATTTAAGTTTGACATCTACAGGTAGTGGAGTACACCTTAACAAAGCTGTTACTGTCGATTTAGGCATCTTAGATAGGGTTAGTGGAACTGTAGGGAGTAACAGAGACTTTTTGTCAAATGCTTATGTTAATAATATTAATGTAGATATTCTTAACATTGATGGAACTGTTAAATATCAAGATTTCCTTACTGATTACAAGTCTAATGCGTTTACCATAACAGAGTATGACAATATCAATACCTTTGGTCGATACACGAAGGATTTTGGCGTAAGAGCTACTGTTTCGGACAGTACGCAGACTCATACCTCTGAATTTTATCTTTATGGTAATGCGCTTGAATTTAGTGGTATAACAATTAGAGATTCAACAGGTACGACCTCTCATACTGGATCTCAAAGCAGTAAGACGGCTGTAAATGCGACTGGTCAGACTGGGATTTTAACTAGTACTATCACATTCAATAATGATAAACTTTACACATCTTTTGACAAAGTAGACATTTACAGTTCTACTGGATCGGATGAGTTCGTTAATCAGATCGGCCTCACCCCAGTTTTTTCGCGTAGCCTAAATAACGCGCCTATTCAATCATTTAATATTACAGAGGGTATATTACCTCCCGATACTGGTATATATCTCCACTTTGTTCCCTATAGTCAGGTTGGCCAAGGTGAAGCTTGGACCGTTGGCCCATATACTTTTAAAAATAATCCTATAGCCTCTAACCCTTATATCACCGAAGTCACCAGCGGTGACATTACGGGAGCTTTAGGTTTTACACCTTCTGACTCATCCTCATCTGGGGGAGTCAGAACGGTTACCGCTGGCGGTAATACCCTTGATTCTAGTGAGACGTTAGCGTTCACAGCAGGTTCGAATATACAAATTACAGAATCTTCTGGCGAGGTTACGATTGCGTCACCCTCTGGCGTAGCATCAGATGATGTTAACTTTATAGTAAAACTTACTCAGGCTGAGTATGATGCAATAACTCCAGATTCTAATACTTTATATTTTATTAGTGATGAATCAACTAATTCTCCAGTTGTTAATCCTATAAAAACTGTTACGAGTAACTACACTATCACAGATACAGACCATACAGTTTTAGTTAGCGGTTCAGCATCAACGGACATTACATTACCTTCAGCCATAAATAATAGTAATTATGTTTATAATATTAAAAATCTCACAACAGAAGCTGTAAATATAAGTAGCACAGTCGGCTTAATTGATCTAAGTAGCTCTGAAACCATCAACTCAAGATTTCAATCTTTGACTGTACAATCTGATGGTTCAAATTGGTATATAATCTAAAAGATATGGGAATAAGATTTGGCAACACCCCGATAAGAAATGTAGTTTTAGAGCGTAGCTCTATAGCTAGAACTCCTAAAGCTACACCTTGGGTAAGGAATCCTAGATGGTTAGATATGCCTACAATAGCATCTAACGAAAGTAGGTTTACTGCTTTAGTAGCTATAAGTAGCGAATTTAAAAATCAATTTGTTTTCCATTTTAATACAACTAGTGGAAATTACACAGTTGATTGGGGCGATGGTAATACAGACACATATAGTGATAACGCTGAAGCGGAACATACATATAATTATTCTGATTTAAATGCTAATACTGAATTTACAAGTAAGAAGGATGGCAGGACATATAGGCAAGCTTTGATATCTGTCACGCCTCAAGCTGGACAAGGATTCACAAGTTTTGATTTGGTCGAAGATCCACCTAATAATGTACATCCTTACGCTAACCCAAGAATGTATTTAGATATTGTTTTTGGTTCTCCGAATTTAACATCTATTTCAGCGATAAGTAGTATTGGTGGCAACCTTTGCAAATATCTTGAGCATGTAAGG